ATGTGGGATTGATTTATCACTGCCAGCAAGAAACGCAGACGGTACACAGGATCTGAAATTCGCCATCAGCAATATAGATGGTACGGTATCAAACACGATCCGCGACGCGTTAGGTAATCAGGAAATAGGCACGCTGACCTACCGGCATTACCTATCAACCGATCTCACTGCGCCAGCTTCACCGCCTTTCACGTTAACAATTAAATCTGGCTACTGGACTTCTATAGAGGTGCAGATAACAGCCGGATATATGAATGTACTTGATACAGCATGGCCACGGCGCAGATATACATTGCCGGATCACCCTGGGCTGCGTTACCTCTAGTAAGGAATCCTCCATGTTTAATCCTGACAAATACCTTTCAGTCACCTGGCTGAAGGGGGGCCGCGCATACCCTGAACTTGACTGCTTCGGCATCGTTAATGAAATCCGCCGAGATATTGGAATGCCAGCTTGGCCAGATTTCGCAGGGGTAACGAAGGATAACCGCGGACTTGACAGATCAGCGAAAGAGCTGATGAAAGAGCTAACAAAATGCTGTCCGGTTGAAGGGGCTGGGATCGTTTGTTACACGGGAAGCTTGGTTGATCACGTAGCAGTTGTGGTCAGCATTGACGGCATTCTTCATGCTGCCGAGTGTAATCCCAAATCAAACGTAACTTTTCTGCCGCTAACGCGGTTTGAGCGCCGATTTGTGAAAGTGGAGTATTACCAGTGACGATCCGCATTTACCCATCACGACTTCCCGGCGAGCCGCTGGAAACCCATGAACACAGTGCTATGACACTGCATCAATGGTTTGTCGATAATGTGACGGATTACAAAAATGAAATGAGGCAACCAGTAGCAGTTGAGGTTAACGGGAAATCCGTTTCTTCTGATGAATGGCCTCTATGTCACATAAGTTATGAAACTGATGTCAGGATATACCCAATCCCGTATGCAACCGGTGCCGTTGTAGCTGCATGGACTGCTGTGGCGGTAGCAGTAGCATCAGCTGCATATTCGCTGATCATGATGTCTCGAATGAACAAAGACGGCATGGGTTCGGCAAATGGTGGTGATTCGTTAGATCTGTCACCGGCAAAAGCGAATACTGCGAAATTGGGAGATCCGATCAGAGAAGTGTTGGGTAGAGACCGAGTTTTTCCTGATTATCTTGTTCAGCCAGTCAGCCGCTTTGATGGAAGCAACCCGCAGATATATCGTACAGAAATGTTCCTCTGTATCGGTGTTGGAAACTTTGCGATTAATCAATCCACTATAAAAATTGGTAATACGCCAGTGGGCAGTTTTGGCGAGGATGTAAGCTACACCATTTATCCTCCTGGGGCTGATGTTGGTGGCGATACCCGTTCTGAAAACTGGTATGCATCGACTGAGGTTGGAGGGACAACCTCAGGCACCGCTGGGTTAGATCTGGCCTCCACTGGCCCGGACTCCGTGAGCATTACTGCAGACGCCATAAGTGTGTCAGGTAATGCACTTTCAGTTATCGGTGCCGGTAGCGATACTGGTGATGCCGTCATTCCTGATTCCTGGGTCGTTGGAACAGACCTGACCATCCAGGCACCGGATACTTTCACTGTTGCTATAGAGGCCGGCCGAAATGTTATCTACGGTGATTTTTCAGAGTTAAACCCATCAGTCGGTTTGCCGATATCCATGACCTGGAATGGAACAAGAATTGACTTATTCATCTCAGTTTACGATCCGGGTTCGCCGGCGGTACCCGGTGTTGGTGGTAATGCGGCCAGCATAACGGCATCAGCTGCGCCTACTACCTACGATTTCAGCACTACACCATTATCATTTACGTTAGCCTGGGCGGGTATCAATTATGTGATATCGCTAACGGCTAACTATGTGACGATGGGGGGGCTGACTGAAGAGATAGAGGATCAACTTTCCGGGTCTGGTTTGGACGTTACCGCAGTAGATACGAAAATAGTTATCAGGGAAAAGGAAAGCCCATTCAGTGGTAACAGCATAGGCTTTAGTGTGCTCCCCTCAGTGTTATTTGGTAGTTCGCCAGTAGTCATTGCGGGTACCGCATCAACCGGAGGAACGCCAGCCGTAAGTGAACATATCGCTTTGGCTTGGGGGAGTGTGGCGGGGGACGCCTTTGTGGGGATCCCAACAGGGTCGCAGCGGCTCGCGTTGGGTCTGAAAGGTTACCGATATCGCATTACAGATATAGACGGAGAAACTATTAGCGTTGAACGCCTGACGGAGAATTCTGATGGTTCAACAACCGTTGATCCTGGCTGGCCAGGATTCACCGGGCGTACCTTGCTGGATGCTACGGTAACCGGCCTGAACGATGATTATGATTGGATGGGGCCATTCCTCTGCTGTCCTCAAAATGAGAAAACGACACAGGTCGAACTGAACTTTGTTTATCCGCAGGGCCTTTGTGATGTGGGTAGTAAGGACGGCGCCATTCACTGGCATGATGTGGCGATGACGCTGCAGTATCGTCTATCAGGATCTGATGACTGGACTAGCGTTCAGATCCAGCACGGTAACAACACGGTGAACGAGGTGGGGTATACCGAAAGGGTGACGTTCCCAGCATTGGGTAATTACGAAGTTAGGATTAAGCGTGATACGCCAGTGTGGGGAGGGACAACGCGGGACTCGGTACAGTGGCAAGCTATGCGTGCCAAGCTAGCCGCACGCAAAACGAATTATCGAGATATCACTACGATCGGTTTAACCATTCGTACCGGTAACCGTTTAGCTGCACAATCTGACCGCCGCATCAATATGGTGGCGACACGTCTTTATGATGGCCATACCTCACGTAGTATCAGTGGTGCGTTTTATCATGTGTTGAAAGACCTGGGATACACGGATAACCAGATAGATTATGCAGCCATTAATTCCCTGGAAAATACATATTGGACACCACGCGGGGAAACATTCGATTGGTCTGCCGGTAGTGATAACACCTCTGCGCTTGAGGTATTGCAAAGGATTGCTAATGCGGGGATGGGGTATTTCCTGCTAAGTGATGGTTTGGCGTCTGCCGGTAGGGAGGGAATTAAAAACTGGTCTGGTGTTATTAGTCCGCAGGAGCAAACAGAAGAGCTCCAAACCGGCTTTAAGGCGCTGTCACAAGATGACTATGATGGGGTCGATGTTACCTACATTAACGCCACTACATGGGCGGAGGAAACCATTCAGTGTCGTTTGAGTAATAACACAACACCTGTGAAGGTGGAGGATTACACGCTGGATGGGGTGCAAGACCCTGATAGGGCTTACCGTGTCGGCATGCGACGGCTGATGAAGTATACCCATCAGCGGTTAACGCATTCGACGAGCACTGAAATGGATGCTCTTTGCTACAACTTTGGTGATCGTATCGTCCTGACAGATGATATACCCGGCAGCAAAACGATCAGTTGCCTGGTAGTCGATGAACAGCACGACGCCAATAGTGTACGTATCCAGGTGAGTGAGCCGCTCGACTGGTCATTCGAAAATCCTCGTTGCCTGCTGCGTTTCCAAGATGGATCTGCATCTGTTCTGTTGGTTCCAGAACATATCGATGATTACACATTTTCAGTAGCCAACACTACTGATGTTCGGCTAGATGAATGGATCATGAACGACCCAGCAGTAGAACCACCCAGGGTTGTTTTTTGCTCTTCGAACCGTGTTGGATATGATGCAATAATGGATGTTATCGACCCCGGCGATGATGGAACATGCCAAGTGAAAGCCCTGCAGTATACCCCTTTACTTTATCAATACGACGACGCCAATTATCCCGGTGACGTTCAATAAACAATTCCATTTTGACCAACCCGCTTCGGCGGGTTTTCTCATTTATGAGGCTAAAATGACATACAACACCAATAATCCTGTTGAGCCTAATGGCTCTGCGGACCCACGTGATTTATTCGATAACGCTCAGAATTTTGATAAAGCAATGAATGGTGAATCTGATACCTGGATAGACAGAACAGGTAAGCAGAGGAAGTCATTGGCCGCCATCGAGTCTATTATTACCTCTCTTGATGTATCAAATTTCACCTTTGGCATAACAACTGAAGATCCTGATGGCACTACATCCGGTTTGGCAGCAACAACTGATGGGCAGTTTTTCCGCGTGGCTCAGGGCGGCGATAAAGGGTTCATTTACTATAAAAATAACAATGGTTCAGCACTGCAGGTTGCTTGCCTTCCCGGCACTGAATACATTGCAAATGAAGTTGCAAGGCTTGATGCAAAAATAGCACAATCGGCATTTACAGAAGACACGTTCCCTCGCGCATTTAATATTGGCGATGGCATTAATTTGCCAGGATCAGCGGTAATTAAAATCTCTTCAATCTCCATTGGAGATATCAGTTTATTCATTGCGTGGTATCTGTCACTCACGTCAGGATCTGAGGTGGCTCGCCGCTGGTTCTTGCCGCCAAATACCATGTACATCGGTGGTGAGCTAAAGACGAATTTTAATCGGGTTAGATTTTCTGATTTGTTTAGCGCAGAGATAGCGGAAGTCAGCGACGCTATCATTCGAGTTCGTTATCAAATCCCTGGGAAATTTAATTTTACCCCAAGCGCGGACATGAAACAGATTCATGATCTGTCTGGGGTGTTTGCCTCGATGAACTACAGTAGCATTGCTGCAGCGACCGAACGCGGGGTGTCCAATCACCAGACTGTTGGTGCCATCCAGTTTGTTATCACACCTTCCGAAATGACAGCGGCGGGGTACAACCCAGCTGATAACTACAGCATTCTGTCTTACCTTGGAAATATTGCGAGAAACTGTGAGTTTTTGACTCACCCAGCTGATGCTGATTTTGCTAACGTTAAAACGTACAATGATGTTTCTCAATTCTTCCAGTATGAAGCGGCTGCGGGAGATTACGTTTTTCAAAGTAATGCTGGACCTGATATTTATTTTGACGTGTCCGCAAACGAAAAACCCGCAAACAGGAAAGTAGTTGGTGGGGCAGCGACAAGAAAAGTTGCAGATTTAAAGAACGAATGTTCACAAGGTTTTTCCAATCAACCTATGGAGCTGCGTGTTAAATTCTTGCCTGGTGAAGTGCCGGACTCCGAAGCGCTTTTCTTAACGGATAAAGACGGCAATGAGTATCCGTGCCAGTTCGCCGGAGAAGACCATATTAACCTGCGCAAGCAATTAAACATGGCCTATCACGCGGATGGTTCGTTAGCCTCGGGTTCTGTGCTATTTGAAGGCTCACTGGCAAGCGGGGAGATGAAGTATTTAGACCTGCAATCAAGAAGCTTCCCTAGGCCCCGTATTACATCAGATTACCCGCAACTAAAATGGTATGACAGTAAGTCTGTTTCGCTGGATGTGAATAATGTTAAGTATATTTTCTCCAATGCTAACAGTTACACATTGATCCGGGTGATTAAAAGCGGAAATGATTTGGCTGTCCGCCACACAACACACTTTGCTGTTCTCGTCGATGGCGTGGTTACTACGACGCAATACCGGCTTGGTGTTTCAATCCGGGTGGTAAACTCTGGCCCTGTATTCACTGAGGTAGAGGTTGTTGGATATAACCCTGCGCTTGGGAGCCTGGCAGAAAACTCGCTCAAAGTGATAACGGTTTACCGTATTTTCAAATCAGGTCGCGTGCGGGTTTACAGTAAATTTGTTGCTGTAAAACAGATCCCTGTCGGCGTCCTCTTTGGCGTTCACTCATCTTATAATCCGCGGTTGGCGTCAGGTTACACGTCTGACTACAAGAGAAAGACCATGGTGTATAACGGCGCACTTGGGCGTTACTCCATAGGGATGATCCACACCACCCATGACGTTCATCGCGACGGTACGAACTGGGGGCCTGATAGAACCTATTTTGATGTAATGACGCTAAACAGCGCCACTGCGGGCGATTTTACTTTCGGATGGCGATACACGTCGGCGACAAATTACTCCTTCCTAAACTGGCCAGTGGAAAAGGATTGGGCGTGGTCAATGGAAAGCTGGGTTGATTTGAATGAAACACTGACAGATCCAACAGCAATAGCTACGCGCAACCATAACCGGCCGGTAGGGTATCTTAATGCCGGAATGTGGCCTAGCCAGGCGCGGAAGTCTGTTCTTGAAACGGCAGGGGAAATATCGGAGGCAATTCTCGAATTTCTTGACTCTCCGGCGGCGGCGGGGATTGGTGGTTCTACGGGAGTACCAGACAATCGCAGGCCATGGACGCCGTATGCCACGCATATTTACAACTACATCCGCTACGGAATGCGCACGTTAAATGACATATTTGAAGACTTCAAATACCGTCAATACACGTCCTACGGCATATCGTGGATTAACCCAGACATGGGGGCGCGATACTTGGCTGGCCGCATGCTATTACAGTTTGCGGCGTCAGATACAATCATCGCTATGGAGTGGATTTATCGACAGGCGGAGCGTGAAGGCAATACGGCCATTATGGCTGCGTTGAAGGCGCAACTCAGCTCAATGGGCGATGCTTTAATCACTGCTGCCAATGCGCAAACCGTCAAGCTGTGCCCGTTAGATGGCAGTATGACCGGAATTATCCCTCCATCTAACGCAGGAACTATCGGGATGCGGTTCCTGGCTTTGGCCATCTATGCGGGGGCTGATACCGATGGTCGCTATCTGGCGTTGTTTAACTCGATGGAAAATATCATCAACACGAATTATGTGTTTATTGAGAACATCCTGGGTGACGGCTACGACAACCGGCCAACGCATGACCTGTGGATGAGCTACACGCACTGGACAAGCTATTTCTATCTGTCCTCATGCGCCCTCATTGGGAGAACGCCGCTCACGAATATGAGCAGCTACACATATTCGTTAATCGCTACAGCAGGGCATGGGGCACTTCGTGACATTGATATGAATAACTCAGAGTCGCGTCGCGGGAAAACCACGCACTGGTTGAATGCGGTTTATATCC